CTTGTTATCCGCGATGACGTAGGCGCGCTTCTGCGTTTCGCTCAGCCCCGCTCGCCTGATGACGGGAATCGTTTCCAGCTTCATCTCAAGCGCTGCGAGCTGGCGGCCGTGGCCCGCGAGGATCATGTCATCCTCATCTACCAGCACGGGCACGGTAAAGCCGAACTCTCTGATCGAGCGGATGATCTGATCAATGTGCTCGGCAGGATGCAGCGTCGGGTTGTTCTCATAGGGTCGCAGCGCATCAGGCGCGAGAAAGACAACTTTGTGCTTTAACTCTTCGCGAGAGCGGTCAGCGCTGCTCGCTGCAGCCCCGCTACGTCGTTTTGATGCAGCGGGTAGGGTCTCGGGTGCGGGTGCAGCCATAAGCGCTTCTACGGGGTCAGGATGTCAACATAGCCGCCGCTCGGGCCGAGCACCTGATTGGCGGGGCTATACCTGCCGCTTACGTTCGTGTTGTGAACTATGCGGATCTGCGCGCCTCTGTCTGCTATGCAGTCCCATGTTGTGTTTCCGTAAACCTGATTGAGTGCGGTCAGCGAGCATTGGATCACCCCGAGGATCGAAGCCACAAGGCCGTTATCATTCAAGACGCAAACGAGGCCACCTGTCGTGCCCGGATAGTTGGAGTTACCGAAGAAGCCCGCGTCATCGCTGCGGATGCCTGTAGCGTTGCTCAAGATGTAGGTGCCCGTGCCGCTACCGCCTATGTAAGAACCCGATACCAGCCACATCCCATAGGTCGAGCAGCCGCTCCAGCTCATGCGCTTCCATAGGGTCGGCGCTTGCACCGCGAACCCTGCCTGCGGCCCTGCAGAGATGCCTAGCGTGCAGCCGTTAGCAGCGCAGACTGGGTAGAGATCGGTCTTTCCGTTATTGGTGCCTATGCCCTGATAGAAATTGCAGACCACAACGTTTTCCAATGCCCCGTTATTGCCCAGCAGGATGCCGTTGGCTTGGGTGTTGGTAGAGCGCAGGCCGAAGTTCTTGATCTGTCCGATGCCCGTGACGCAGTTGAAAAGGTAGGTGCTGTCGGGGCAGCTGCCGACTAATTGAGAAGGGAAGATCAGCAACTTGGTCAGAGGCTGAGCGGCTATCGTAGGGGGCGCAAGAGTTATGACCTTGAAGCGGACGGTGATGTTAGGCGTCGGTGTGGGCCGCGTTGACATGACAACCCCGCAGACTTCGAGCTGCCCGTGCGGCGCATCATGCAGATAAACTACGTCATTGACATGGATCTCGGCGATGCTGGCCACGTTGAGCACCATGTCGAGATTAGGGATCGTGCCAGAGACAGTGATCGCCCCAGTCACTGCAACGGCTATCACGTCCTGCCCGATGATCTTGATTTGGCTAGCGTTGGGGTGCGTGACATTGATCGCCACGCTATGAGCGAGCTGGCCCTTCCAGACATGAATGGTAACGAATTTGTCGGGCGGGATGACAACGTCCGCGACGCTATCGAGAGCAGCTTGGATGGTGGGGAAGAGCTTCGTCGGATCAGGAATTCCGGGATAGGTCGTAGGCACATAGAGGTCGAGGTTCTGCAGTAGCGTCTTGATGCCTATGGTGATCGAGTCGCTGTTGGGGTCTTCGGTCAGGACTATGCGCGTCCCTGCGATGAGGCGCTTGAAGTGCAGGACGTTCCCTAGCGTCTCTTTGTAAACTCCTGGGCCTTGGGCATCGGTCAGCTGGTTCTCGCCCGTGACCGCTTCGCTAGGGCCGATCTGCACGATGACGTTAGCAGTCGGGATGCGGTCGATGATCAGCTTGATCTTGAAGACTTGAATCGTCGGCGAGGCAGGGTCGATGTAATCGGGCGGCTCTGCGAAGCAGTTCGCTACGGAGTAGAGCTGATCGGCCTCCGTGCCGAGATGCGCCATGACCCCTACCTCTTTGAGAAAGAAAGCGTGCGGCGCGGTATCGCTGCGCAGCGAGCCTTCCACAAGCAGCGTCCCGTTCCCATAGTCGCGCTTCGTGGTGATGGTGCAGTTCATCTCTTGCGCGACCAGCGCGGTCAGCGGCCAGAGATCGCTTGGCTGCGATGCAGAGCCAGAGCCTACGACGATCTTCGAGATGGTCAGGTGCTCTCCGTTTTGCGCGCGGCCAAGCATCGCGCGCCCTGCGTTGGTAAACTCTTGCTTTGCTATGCTCATGGATAGTTGGGTGCCTCACTAATGTGGGTGACGAAGCGAAGCGTCATGCCGCACCAACCGATAAGGCAGTCGCTCACAGTCGCTCGAAAGATGCCTTCGCACCAGCGACTGACTGGCTTGTATCGGTCGATCAGCTCAAGCACTTCGGCTTCATCCTGCGGGTCAATGATCTGCTCGTCGATGTAAACTCGGAAACGGTAGCGGTCATGCCAAGGGGCATCGAGTTCCATGCCCGGATTTGGATTCGGCGCGTTGGGCGGCAGCGGCTCGTAATACTCGAACCATTCGGTGAGTGTGGCCCCGCCAGGCCAGTACGTGTCGAGGACCTCCTGCACAAGCGCAGGGGTGCCCTTGGTCTTATGCCAGATGATGGATTGCTGGACTAGGTTCTTCTTGAACTCTAGCGGCTTGGTCGCGTCATAGAAGTCCACGTGAAATTGCCAAGCCAGAATGTCAACGAGCTTCGAGTCGGTGAGGCCCATGATGTTCGGGATGAAGCATACCTGCCCCGTTTCGTCGATGATCTGATACATCTGTTGGTCGAAGGCTGAGCAGGCGCTCTTCATCTGCGCGTCGTAAGCAATCGACGATGAGGCCGTGTCGATCAGTCTTGAAGTGCGCAGCGTCGTGCTCATGTCTTGCGGCTTCTGCAGATCGCGATGGTGCAAGCAATCGCGAGGATGATGATGACAGCCCCTAGGGCAGCGAAGCCAAGAACGAGATCGGTGTGCAGCTGGCTAGCAGCATCGAGCAGCTTGGCGGTTTGATCTTGTAGCTCAGTCATCATGAATTCATGAGCACTGGCTAGGCATCTTCAAGCCCTGCGAAATTGATGATGGGATCGCTCCCGAGCGCTGGCCCTGTGCCCGTGGTGTGGGTATGGCAGGCGAGCTGATTGTAAGCCATCACTTGATAGGCTGGCGTCGGTGTGTGAACGAGGATGCGCTTTGCCCCCGCTTGCAAGCAGCGCTTCCGCAGCTCGTCGCAGTTGAGATCGCGCCCTGTGTATGAGCGCTGCCACAATATCCAATCGGCAGCTGCCGCCTCGACGTTATCCCTGATGACGTCAAGCAGGATCTCGTTATCCTTCTCGACCCAATAGTCCATGTTGAGCGTGTAGTGGAAGGGCACTGGCGCATGAGCGAAGACGTAGTCGGTCAGCGGCCGCTTGGTATCAGAGCTGCAGACTGCCAGCACAAGATCGAGGATCGGTTGCGTCGGCAGATCATAGGGCGGGTTCGAGCCGTTCTTGAGTAGCGGGTAGAGATGCACTTCCCCTGCGATGTTGGGCGCGCTATACACAACGACCTGCATGATGTCGGGATGAGCTGAGAGCGCCCAGAACTCATAAGCGTCCCGCGGGCCGCAGGTCGAGTAGCTCTCGATGGCTAGCCAGATGCGGTAACGATATTGATCGTCAGTCTCTTCATCGCTGCCCCCTGCCGTTGGGACTGTGTTCATCACCGTGACGCCGTAGGGCTGATTCCAGTTGATGATCGAAGTGATCTGCCCTTCGACGAAGCCGTTCCCGACTTCGCCAGCGACCAGCGCTTGCGCGGGCACTGAGACTTCGAGATCGCCCGTAGCGATGATGCCATCAGTCAGCGTCTGGAACACAACTTGATTCGGCGCTTGCACCATCGTCCCCTTGGGGATGACTGCCCCGAACGCTAGCGGCGCTGCCAGCGTGAACGTCAGCTGAGTTAGAGCTGGCGACGCTGGCAGGCGCAGCGTTCGGTTCCCATGCAGCGCAGCGAGGTTGTCGAGGTAATCGCCCCTCGCGTATTTGAGTAGGTTGTTCTTGCCAGTGAAGTCGATCAGGACCCGTTGCTGCGATAGCCAAGCGCAGACTACCTCAAGCAATAGCCGCACGGGATCGCCCGGTGCGAGCGCCTTAGCGATGTTCGTCAAGGCTAGGAATGCCGTTTGGTAATCGAGGATCACTTCGCTGACGATGACCGCAGGGTCTTTGACTGCGAAGTCGATGTCAGGCACGTAGGGCAAGCCATAGGAAGGCGCGCTCGGTGAACCTGATCGCAAGCTCTCAGGGCTGCCCGCAGGGGGCAGAGGGCCTGGTATGTCGATGGGCAATGATCGAGTCGGCATGGGTTCTCCTTAAGCCCTTACCATTGCGGCTTCAATAACTTTAGGCCGATGATGATGAACAGGATCAGGATCACCAGTTGGTTTGCTCTCGGTGCATAGGCCCATTGAGCGGGCGTCACGAACGCTCCGACTGCAACAAGCAATAGCAGCACCCAGTAGAAGATTGTAAGCATGGTCATTTGTTTTCACCTCCTAGCAGTTGATGGTCACTAACACTTCATCGTCAGTCTTGATTCCGAGATCGTCTATGAGGCAGGGGCTAAGGTCAGCAACGCGCCCCGTATCTTCATGCGGCCCCCAGTCAGCGGGGAATGCCCTGAGAGCGATACCCGTCTTGATCGCGCGAACGAGCGCTACAGCTTCGAGCAGCGATGACTTCGGCGTCCTCTCGTAATCCCAGCGGCAAGCAACGTAGTGAACGCATGGGTTGAGCCGACGCGCTAGCCCGCTTGTGCCCTCGGGTTGGTAAGGCAGAAAGAGATGCGGCGCTTGA